GGAAAATCTTAATCCCTCCCGGCTCCGGATTGAACCGCTTTGCAAGGTAGGTAGTGATCGTATTAGGCGCTTCCTCTTTTACCATGATGTAACGATCCGGCGAAGCCTTGAAACTCCTGAAATATTCGCGCCATTGTTCGCCGTACTGCTCGCGGCTTTTGATCGTAACCCGGTCGTAACTGCGAAGATTAGACAATTGCCGTCCGCCGTACTTTGCCGCCTCCAAACGTGATGTTGCACACGGCGTATCCAGGCAAATTTCTGTACCTTCCTGTACTATCTCGCTTTCCGTAATTTCGCAAAGCAGGGTACCTATTCCGCCCTGTGGCGTGAGGAAATACACATCCCGGATATTATCGCCGCAATCATGCTCAACCCCGAAAACTATTTCCTCTCCGACAAAGGCAAATTCGGTATTGCCAGAGTTGCGGGCCTTTATCGTTATGCTGTATTTTCCTATTTCTGACACCAATATTCCGCCCGCGCTTTCGTCCGCAATCCTTTGCGGGCTAACGTTGAAATTCATAACCTGATACCATTCACAGGCAGTATATACGAGCGATGCGCTGTCGCTCGAAACCGTAGCGCCAACCTCCCAAATCTCTACCACAACCTCGAAATTATCCAGCGTGAACGGTGTTCCGGTTCCGTTCCCAATCAGATAATTTGTTCCGGTGAATGAATTTAAAAACCAAAGCCAGGCATAGGAATGCTCTGCAAGTTTGTGGAAAGTTGGTTGATTCGTCAGGAATTTTTGCCGCACTTGTCCGGGAATAGGAAAATCCGGGTGCCTGCTCCAATACGGCTCTATGCCGTATTTATTCCGCGTATCGAACGCAGCGTTAACAACGAACACCTCGTCAGACGGGTAGAAATTGCCGGACAACGGCTGACAATTCGCGTCTTTGTAATTCCATCCGTATTGAATTAGAAAACGGCTGCAAAGCGTATCGCCGTCCGCAGGGTCAATCTCCGATGTGGTCGAAAGGTCGGGCATTGGCGTGAATAGCAAACGCGCTGCGTCCTTGATGTAATTCACACACGTTTCCGAAATATCGTTGCATCCAACCAGCGGCCTAAGCCCTTCAAACTCGGTAATCGGCGAAGCGACATTCGTAACGCCGTCAACCTTGAAAAGTCGCGTTTGCATGGAATAACCATCTGTCTGTACCGGCGTCGTTCCGTTCGTAACCGTCACGGTTGCCCCAGCCCCGGTCAGCGCTGCCAAATCCATATTGGCACCGCTAAAATTGTCCTGCTCGCCGCAAGCATTCCACGTCACCACCGTATTTCTAAGAGCCAACCCGTCATCGTCAATCACGGCGTTTTGGGCAAAAAAGATATTTGCGTTCAGCATTTGCCGAAATGCCGCGCCCGTGATGTTGCCGCTTGATTGAATCTTCATTGCCGTTGCCGTGCTATTCGCCAACGCGCTGTTTACCGAAAAGGTATGCCCCCAAATGGTAAATTCCGTACCGTTTGCCGGGATCGATGCAATCGTTGAAGGAAAGTTAACGGTCAGCGTGGCAAACGTGCCTTCTGTGGCAAACACGTCTTCGTTATCCGGTTGCAAGCACCATTGCAGGCAATCGGAAACGACTACCGGATTTGTTGCGGGCGAACCGCTCGCCGGGTCTGTTGTGAGTGTTATTGCCATTTTTATCCCCTTCTGTTTTGATCTGAAATTGCTTCGCGTTCCAACCTGCGGTTTGCATCAAATAACCCCTCTGCAAGTCCTACGCGCAACTGTTTTGAAACTTCCGCCGCAATAATCGTTCCCATGCTTTGCCCTAATTCGTCGATCTGTTGCCCGGAAAATTCGGCTTTTGCTTCGACAGATACCGGCTGCCCGCTTACCTGCTGCGCAAATCCGTTTTGCGGTACAATCCCGACAACGCCACCCGATGCAAAGCCTGGAATAGATGTGCGGCGTGTTGCCGATTCACCCGGAACACCTGCCAGCGCAAAAGCATCTTGCCCGTAAAGGCTTCGCAGCGTGTTTTGCTGCCCTTTATTCAGCACCATTTCCCCCGGTGCAAGGTACGCCAAAACCGTGTCACCGTGTGGAGTTCGAGGCGCGTTTTGCGGCTCCCTGATAATCCCGGATTTTAGGCGTTTAATCGAACCGCCCGCCGCAAACTCTTCAATGCGTTCCGTGACATCGTTTCTGCTGAAACGAACCGTTTTGCTTGTTACCGTTCCGCCGTCGGCAAATTCAGAAACTGCGATAAGAACGTCGCCTTTTCGCGTCCGTTTGTTTCGCTCCTCCTTCACTACACCACCCTCTGCAAATTCCTGCGAATTGATAACGGCCAACTGTGCAGCACCAGCCGCCGCCGCAACCCCGGCTAAAATCAGGTTTGCAGGTGGCGGTGCGCCTGTAAGCGCCTTTGTAATTGCGAGCGCTGTGTTGATAATCGCCTCACGAACGGCTATTTTCTTCCGTTCCCTTGCCGCTTCCTTTTCAATTGCCGCCCGCTTTACGGCCGCTTCCTTTTCAATCTGCTTTATCTTTGCTTCATTCCCCTGTGCCGCCGCGATTTTCCCCTGTGTTTCTGTGTCAAGTTGCGCCAATGCCGCGTCTGTTTCGCGCTGCAATCGGTTGTTTTGAATTTGGGTAAGGCTGTCGGATATTGTTTGCGCGGCCGTTAGGGCTGAATCAATTGCCTGCTGCTGCAATTCTTCGCGCCGCTTCAATTCCGCCGCCGCGTCCTCTTCTTGTTGTTTCCTTATTGCCTCATTACCTTTTTCCCTTTCTTCCCGGAATTTCTTTTCAGCGTCGTTTTCAGGTACTTCAACTTTGAATTCAACCGCTTTCAATGACGCCTCCACCGCATCCGCAACCGCTTTTGCTTCCTGAATAAGTTTTTCTTTCGCGTCCGGCTCAAATACCAGTTCAGGCTGGATCGTAAGTTCCGGCTGCTGCGAAACGTCTATTTCCGGCGCTACCAAATCCCGACCAAACAGGCTTTTGAAAGTAGAGGCCAAAAGCGCTTGCTCGGTTTCTTTCAGCCGATTCTTTGTTTCAACCAGTCGTTTATTCAGGCCTTCCAGGGCAGGGCTGCCGGGCGCTGTCGCCTGTATCTGTTTTTCAAGTTTTGATATTTCGTCACGTAGTGCCGCAACGCTTCCGGCCTGTGCATTGATTTCGTCTTTTGCCGATTTCGCATTGCCGCCAAGCCCTTGTATTTTCTTTCCAGCATTTTCGCTTTCGGAACCCGTCTTTTTAGTTGTGACGGCCGCCGCGTCGCCTGCTTTTGCAAAATTTCCGAATTGCCCGGCAAGGTCGGTTGTGAACCCGGCTAAATCGCGCTGCTGCTGGGTTAACCCCTGATCTCCTCCTCCTATGCTGAATGCGTCATCAAACGCCCGCCCGGTTAATTCTAACTCTTGTTGAAGTTTTTGCAGTTCTGAGCGCGCATCGTTCAACGCTTTTATATTGCTTTTAGCCGCGTTCTCAACCGCTATTTGGTCTAATGCAGCCGATTGGCCTAATCCTCCCTGCAAGCCCGATGACTGCCTTTGCTGCTCAATGTCCTGGACAGAAAGGTTCCCCTGCTTTTCAAGCCGCCGGACCTCCAGCGTTTGCTCAATTATCTTTCCGGCGATTTCTTCCTGTGCCGTCGCTTTACGGCGTTCAGCAACCGAACGAATGATACTTTCGGTCAACTGGTCTTGCAATTGGCTCAATTCCTGAACGCTTGCTTTTTCCAGGTCCAGCCCCTCTAAGTATTTAGGATAGGCTTTTTGCAATTCATCAATTGCCCTTTTCCTCTCCTCTTTGCTGCTGACATCTGTTTTCAGGATTTCAATATTACGCCGCACTGCCTCTGTTTCCTTTGCGCTTTCCTTTGCTATGTCTGCCTGCGCATCTGCCAACGTTTTTGCAGCCTTTTCCGATGCGCTTGCGCTTTCCTCATAAGCCTCCCACGCCGCAACAAGCGCATAAGTAGCGGCAATTACAGCGACAAAAGGCAGTGCGGATTGAGCCAATGCCAAAGCCCGCGTTGCCGTCGCCTGAACACCGGCCGCAATTGCTGCACGACCTTGCGCCGTTGTCATGGTGTTGGTTGCGGTTATTGCGCCGGCTTCGTTGACCGTCAATATTCCAAGCGACACGCCCAATGTTTTCAAAAGTGGCAATGCCGACAAAATCCCCTGCCTGTTCAGGTAAATGAGCGCCGCCGCAAACTCAATGGCCACCAATTCATTTTCCTTGAAAAAATCCACCGTATCGCCCAATACGCCTACCAAATCCGTAAGGCTGTTTGCAATAGCCGCAATAGCGTCCTGCGCATCCGTTCCTGTGAAAGCCCCGGTTATCGCGTTGCGCAATTTTTCCACCGCCGCCGCTGCGTTATTGTTTTTCACCTCGAATTCGCGGGTAATGCTGTCGGTATTTTGCAGCGTTTGCCCGGCTTCTCCTATACGCTGCCGTAGCAGATCGGTAGAGCCGCCCAATTTTCCGAACACTTCTATCGCGCCCTGTGCGCCTATGCCAAGCGTTTCGAGCGTTTGCGCAAAGGCTATGTTTGTCGTGCTATTTGTCGCTATCTTTTCAGATACCAATGCCAGCGCCCCGACAATATCGGTTTCAACCAATTTCGTGAACGTGTCGGCAGGTTCACCAATGGCCTGCGCAAATATCTGCGGTGATCTTGCCACCTCTGTCAACAGTCTGGATACGGCAGTAGCGCCCCTTTCAGGATTAATTGAAAGTTCTGAAAGGGTAGTTGATAAGCCGATAATTTGCGCCGTCGTTGCGCCCAAAGGAACACCGGCACCGGCGATACGCCCGGCAAAATCCACAATGCTTTGCCCGGTTGCGTTCCCCTGTGCCTCCAGGAAGTTAACCGCGTTACCAAGTTTCAGAATATCATCCGCCGCGTTCTCTGTTTTGAAGTCGGTAAGGACATTGCGAAGCCCGGCAAATTCGCGGGTAAGGTTGTCCACGTTCCCAAATTGATCTCCCAAAGCGACATTGAGAACATCAACGCCAGACGTAAAAGCCTCTAATTGGTCGGTAGCGATACCTAACTGCCCACCGATTTCGGTGATCTTCAATTGGTCTGCCAGGCTTGTCCGGGTATCCCTGAACTTCAACACCTCTGACAGTTTTTCCGCCTGTTCGATTGTCAGCCCCGTTGTTTTTGCGACGTTCGCAATGCTGTCAGATAGCCGTGTGTTTTGCTGGATAATTTCATTTACGCCGAACCCTGCCCCGATTGAAAGCAGAACGTTGTTTAGTCCATCAAACGCCGAACGGTAGTTCCCGACGTTGCCGGTAAACCTGCCAATACTTTGTTCTATACCGTCAATTTGCTTTTTTACATTCGCCGCGTTTGCAATCAGGCTTTGGCCAAATGGGCTTGCCCTCTCTGTTGCTGACAGGATTTTGATTTGGTCGGCCAATTTGCCGTACTCAATCCGCAATCCCTGTAAACTGTCTTTCGGAAACTTTGCCGCCTGAAATTCGCGGTTAAGTTGCTTTTGCTGCTCTTTTAATTCAGCCGTTTCAAGTTTTGCATCTGTGATTTTGGCAACCAGTTCTTTGAACGAGTCGCTGCCCGCGTCCGCGCCCTTCAACTCTTTGTTCAGCCGCCGGATTTCTTCGCGTAAGGCTTCGATACGCCGGGCGGCTCCTACGTTTTCAATTTCAATCTCGAAAAGTATCTTTCTTGCCATTACACAAAAATTCTAATTGGTTCAATTTTATCCAGTTCCGGCGCAATGACAATTTCCAAAGTCAGCCCCGTTTTTTCCTCCAATATCCTGCCGATCAAATCCAAGTCCCTTTCGATAACCGTTGAGGCAAATCCGGTTCTTGCCCCCGTGGAAGAAAACGCGTAACTGCTTCGGGTCGGCATACCTTCGCGTTTGTGCTTTGCCGCCGTCGCGAACGCCGCTCGTACGCCTTCGCGCCCGGTAACGCCCCGCAAATTCCAAAACCGGATCAATCCCTGAATGTACTTTGATGTGCCGCCACCGCCACCGCCCGGCGTGTAAGGTATGCGCGAAGCGGGTACGCCAAACTCAATAGCAAGCCCGTAATCTTCGCACTCCATTACCGCCGTAATCGTATCCCCCTGCACATCAATTTCATATTCCAGAGATTCGGATAGCCTGCCTGTAAGGTTGTGCCCCTGTGCTTTCAACTCTGCCCGCATATCGGTTTGCAGCCGCTTCATTGCAGCCTCTAAGCCGAATACGATGCTTTGTTCAAAGTCGGTCATGTCATTCTTTTTTGTCAAGCATTCGCCGCGTTTCCGATTCGGCCTTTGCGCCAACGCGGACGGCGATAATGGCAAAAATGCCAATGAAAAGCAGGATTCCGCCCAATATTTTCAGCGCTGTTTCCATTTTTATCCGCAATTTTTGCACCCGCTTTCGCGCGCCAAAACGCCAAAGTCGGGCAGATTAAAGTTTGGCTCTGTTGCTTCGCAGTTTGAAAAGCAAGCCGTAAAATTCATTGCTGTGCCGTAAATCTTGTTTGCCTCAACTGCAATCCGGTATGCCGTCACGTCCTTATTCCAACTTCCCATCATGCCGCCAAAGTCAGCGTCGGGCGCGTATTCACTTATTCCACCTGTTTCTTTCAGGTGGTCAAGGTAAACAGTGTTCCAAAAACCAGTTTCGCCACTGGGCTGCAAGGTAGCGCCCCGCACTTGTGATAGGTAGTATGCGGCGTCAAACAAAAGCGCCTCGGTATCGGCAAATATTTCGTTAACCGTCCGCTTTTCGCAACTTTCACACGCACACGCTTTGCAGTCATCCGATTGCTGGTCAACAACCGCAATCTGATAATTATAACACCGCTTTGTCTGTTTTTGAAAGGGACGTTCGGTAGAGAAGGAAAGTTCGGTAAGCAGCAAAGCCGGGTAGTTAAACGTGATCGGGTCGCCATACCCGCTTTCGTGCCACTTGCGTGACCAAAAGAACTGTTTGCCCTTGTCGCAAATCGTTGCGCCCAAATTCGGGCTGACCAATTCCGCGCCGCGTTCCTTTTGCATCACCCGGAACGTCTGCAACTGCCGACATTTCCACACCTTGCCGTTCCCGCTGCCGGGTGTGACGTATTGCGGCGAAAACATAACCGCCTGTTTTAAGGCGTTGTAAAAGTCGGATTGCGTTGCGTTCACGTTTGCGGTTTTGTGTTTTCAATCACTATTTTAACTTTCGGACTCTTTGCCTTTCCAGGCTTTACGGCCTCAATATTTGCCCCGTCGCTATACGAAAAATCCGCATCCGTTCCCGTGCTGGAAACGTAGCGGACTTGGCGGCGGTCAGAACGACCGATAAAAATTACCGTATCGCCGGTGTTTTTTATATGTCTCATAACATTGCGTTTTCTCTGCTGATAGCCCGCACCGCGTCTTCAAAACGACTGCGCAAGGCGCTTTCCATCGGCGTCATTTTGGGATGATTAAACCAACCCCTTTCGACAAGCGTACCGATGACCGAACGCCAACCAATCCGTTTTTGGACTTCTTTTTGATGACTGACAGCCCTTTGGTATGCTTCCCTTTCGGCTGCTGCTTGCTTTGGATCGCTGCTGCGAGGGCGAAAAGAGGGGGGATTAAAGAACCAATAACAGGATGCGTCCTTTTTGAGTGTATCAACAAACCTATCAAAAAAAAATCCACGTCAAGGGCAGTTTTAGTGTCAATGCCCTGAAAATGAATCATTCGGTTTTGAATCCACCTTTCGCGGTCGCCGTCGTTTGCCGGCAGCCTTTCGCCTTCTTTCCGTGCCAGTATCGCAATCACCCGCAAATACTGCGCAAACATTAGATTCCCGTTCGGGTCGCCGTCCAAATCAATTTCTACCTCCAATCGGTTTATTTCCCGCATCATTTCGCCGTCTTTGTCGCCGCTCTTTGTTATCGCTTCCTTTAACTGCTTTATGCGCTTTGCTCGCTCTCCCTTCGGGTCGCCAGCGTCTTTAATCTGCTGGTTGAACCCGCGTATCGTTTCAAACGCCTCAACCGCCTCTGCCGTCTCTACCTGTGGCAATACCGGCAACCCGCCCGCCAATTCAGCCGCCACAATATACGGAATTTTGAAGGTTTCCCCGTTGTATTGAAAACTGAAATTGTCCGGCGTTCGCGCCTGCCCCTTGTAATTTGTCAAGGCGTTTACAATCCAGCCGTACAACGATCTAACCCCTCCGTCTAACTCTTTGTGCTGCTCCCATTGTTCGCCCACCTTCGCCTGCAATATTTCACCCAATCCCACGCCGGTAGCCTCTCCAACCGCTTGCGCCATTATCTGAATAGGGTTTACATCTTCCAGGCCTAATTTTTTCATTTCAACCAGGAAGGAAACGTAACGCGATAACGGAACATCGGCAGCCGAACGAGGTAGCGGGATTTCGGCAACTACGGTGCCGTCAATTCGTTTCAGTCGTGCAATGTTTTCGGTCATCCGTTTACGTGCTTTTTCAGGGTGTTTGCAAGTTGGCGCGGGGTTTTGCCCTGCAAAGTATCCTCTGTTTCGCCCATCGTAAGCAATACTTCATGTATTGCCTCCTGGTCGTATTTTCTTAGCAGTTCCTTCCAGTCAAGGTCGGCAGCGTCTGCCAATATTCCGCCGCTAACCGCGTCAAATGAGTCTAATATTGGCGAAAGTTGAGCGTTTGCCAGTTCATCGGCAGTTACTACCGTAGCGTTATCCTTTGCCCGAACCCGCACCTTTTCTGTAACTCCTTTGGCATTATCCGCCGCAACAACTTTTCCGGCTCCCAACCTGTCGCTTTGCTGCGCCATTTCCGCTAACCGTTTTGCTCTGTCGCTCCCCGGCTTCGGCGGTCGTCCTGTTGGCGACGGGCTGTGCCGATCCGACCTGCCGCCTGATTGCTTTCCCAATTTGCGCTCTGTTGATACGGTGATGTTGGCAACACGGTTGGCCCGCAAAACCTCCTGAAATGCTGCGCTACCGTAAAGCCTCGATCCCATGTCGCGCAATTGATTCATCGTACTTTTGTGCGCCGATGTGCTTGGCCGTTTTGCTATCTCTGCATACCATTCGGCAAAGGCTTCAAATTCCTTTTGCTTTTGTTCGTCTTGAAATGTCATTTAAACGATTGTTTAGTTTATTGAACTTACCCGCCGCCTGAATTGGCGGACGGTCTTTTCTTCGCTCAAAATCATGCCGCAAAGACAATCCACACGGTCGTCATGTGGCGCATTCGGGAACGCTGCGCATTCATCCAGGAACGCCTGTGTCCATCCCGCGCCCTTTGGCAGCAATACCCGCCCCGCTTCCAATCGCGCCGCTATGCTGTTTACCCGCGCTATCTTGCTATCCTTTGGTGGCTCTGATTCCAGGATGTTTAATTTTGTTTGGCGTTTCAGGACTTGCACAATACTTTTTCCTGTCGCCTTCGGTTCCACACGGGCAAGACTTCGCACCCCGTACCCGTTTTCATTGCAAAAGTCCAAAATAAATTTGGTTTGCTCCAAAAATTCTAACCATTCGGCCCTACACTCCAAAACGTAGTAATCTTCGCCCCTCTTAACGTATGCAATTCCAGCCGTCGGGTCGTTCGCCTCTTTGTCTGTGTATGCTGTATCGAAAAAGAAATTCACCGTTTCGCCGGACAAATTCACCTTTCGAGGATCGTAAAAATCAAACCAATCCCGCTTTATTAAATTGCCTTCTTCGGGCGCCGGCCGCTGCTGATAAAGAGCGTTCCATGCCCGACTGCCTAAATCGCTTTGCATTTTCAGCAACTTGCCCCGGCTGTACTTTCCTTCCCAAAGCGCTTCGCCAATATCCCGGTATTGTTCCGGGTGTTCGCAAAGTGCAGGCAGATTTACAATTTCGGTCTTAACCCCGCTTTCGCCGTCTTCGATCTGCTTTAATATCCGGCCTGTGAGGTCATCTTCGTGCCACCGCGTAGCGCAAACAATCTCTATCGCGTTTGGCTCAAATCTGGTTTTGAATGTCGTTGTGTACCATTCCCAGGCCGTGTTCCGATACGTTGCGCTGTCTGCCTCTGCGCTGTTCTTTACCGGGTCATCAATTATTCCAACCGTAGCACCCGCCCCGGTTATGCCGCCCCCTACGCCCGCGCTGATTAGGTAACCCTTGCTGTCGATTATGTCGAACCTGCTGTTATTCCGCACTACTCCGGCGTCCTTGCCTTCGCTCAATCGCGTATCCGGGAATAGCGCCCGGTAAGTTCCCCCGGTCATTATCCGTTGCACGTCCCGGTTCATCGCCGATGCAAGGTCAGCCGAATAACTTGAAAGTATCACCTGCTCGTTCTGCTGCCTTGCAAACAACCATGCCGGGAATAACCGGCTTACGATCTGCGACTTTCCGTGACGCGGCGGCATCATTACAATCAGCCTTTCAAATTCCCGATCAGCAAGGCGTTGCGCCGCGTCAATCAAAACCAAGTGATGCCAGTTGAAAACGTATTCCGGCATTACGGATAAGATAAAATCTTCAAACGTGTCAGCGCAAATACCTGCTATCAGCCGCGTTTCGAGCGCCGCATCCTCCTGTAATTCCTGCTCCAACTTTTGCTGTGCTGCCGTCATTCATTGCCAGAATTTGCTTTTGCTTTTCTTACAAGTTCCAACATTTTGCGCTTTTCGTCCGTAGAAAGGGTAGAAACGTTGATCTGCATTGCTTCGCCGTCTTTGTTTCCCAAATTCAGATTTAGCGGCACCTTTCCCTCCGTCCTGTCTAAAACAATCTCAATGCTCCTTTCCCGTCCCTTTGCCGCGTTTGCAAGCAGCCGCCGCGCCACAGCCTGAGCCGTTGTCAGTTTTACCCTAACCTGAACCTTTTGACCCGTAGGCTTTTGGTTTTCGTCCAGAATTTCCGCATCCTCGAATATCGCCCAACCGTCGCTTTGCAGTTCCTTTTTAATGAGCGCACTGATTAAGTCCGGCTGCTTCCGGTTTTCCGGCTGTCGGTCGCTGGTAAATGGCTTTGGATTGTCAGCCGCTCTTATGTTTCCTCTACCTCCAGGCATAATTCGACGTATTTTCGACGTATTTAATTATTTAATCAAATTTAAAAACTCTTGTCTGCAATTTAAGTCCGTGCGAAACACCCCATTCATTTTGCTGGTTGTTGTCCATGTATCATGCTTTTTTACCCCGCGCATTGCCATACAAAGGTGCTGCGCTTTCAATACAACAGCAACCCCAACGGGCGATAACTCTTTTTGAATCCTGTCTGCAATCTGCTGTGTTATCCTTTCCTGATTTTGAAGCCGCCTTGAATAAAAATCAACCGTCCGCGCCAATTTGCTCAACCCAACAATTTTGCCATTCGGAATATAGGCTACATGCGCAACGCCAAAAAATGGAGCAATATGATGCTCACAAAGCGAGTAAAAAGGAATGTTTGTTTGTAAAATCATCTCATCCATGCCCTCACTATCAAATGCCGTAAACTCAAAATTTGGCACAGCAAAAAACTCCTTTAAAAACTTTACATACCTTTTCGGCGTATCTTTTAATCCTTCGCGGGTCGGGTCATCAAAGTATTCGATAACGCGCAAAATGTTTTCCTCTAATTCAACTTCACCTTTATGCTCCCAAGGAAACCGCAACCACTGCCCGGCCATTTTCGTTTTATCAAATGCCGCCAAAAATGGCTTGTCAGGGAACGCCGCTTGCCACTTCAGAAGGGTTGCCCTGCTATCAATAAGGTCGTCACAAATAACGTCTGCCTCCTCTGGCGTATCAACCGGATTAACGAGCGCCGCGATATATTGCCCACCCCTCGGCACTCCGTAGTATTTCAGGTTTTTATCCCAACCCGATACCGCCGCCTGTATTTCCTGCCAACTTATAAAACGCTCCACACCTTGTGCTGCTGAACGCTCAACTTCCATTTTGGGTGCTGTAAACATAATTCAATGCAATGTTTTAAGTTTTTGTCATTTATGGCGTTTCCGTCCGAATGTGGACTTATCCAATAGTGTTCCGCAGTAATCGCCGGTTCAGGTATGTTTTGCCCAAAGTGCCGCACATAGCGCAATTCAGTAACGCCGTTCTGGAAATTCTTTTTAACAACGTGTTCCGCAACTTTTGGGGATACGCAAATAAAATCAAACCCGGCAGGTGGGGCAACAAGTCCTGATGTTTCTAACGCCTGAAAATAGCCCTGCGCTTTAAAAAACGCCGTATGCTCGCTTTTTAATTGATCGAGCGGCTCCCCGCCCGTCCACGTGATTTCCTTGCAACCTGCCGCATTGTGCTGCATCCACTGGAGAATTTCAACAACTTCCATTTCTTTGCCACTCTCGAACTCTGTGTCGCACTTGATACCCATTGCATAGCAGGCGTTTTTTGTTTTACACCCCTGCAATCTAATAAAAACAGTCGGTGTTCCCGCCCGTGCGCCTTCGCCCTGTAAACTGTAAAAAATTTCAGATACTTTCAATTTCATACGCTGCGGAGCATTTACGGGTTTCTTCAACTGAACATTTTATCAAAATGCACCCCGTTCCTTTAAGAATGTCGGGAGCGATGTTTTCAACCATGTGCTTTGCAATGTTTTCGGCTGTTGGGTTAAAGGCCACAAAAACAACGCCAAGCGGGTCTGACTGTTTAAGGGTTTCACAAAGCGGGTCTTTCTCCCAAAGCAAAAATTTGTGGTCGTAATTATCTTCCAGCCATTGACACAGCCCGGATTTGATAACCGAAAAATCTAAAACCCTTCCCACCGCGTCAAGGCTACCCGCCGAAATTGTAAAATAAAATCGGTAGTTGTGGCCGTGCAGGTGAGCGCACTTGCTTTCGTGGCCGAATACTCGATGCCCGCAAGAAATATCGTGATATCTTGTCGCTGTAATCATATCCAGGCGTTTTGCTTTGCTTCATAAAATCCTTTCGCCCGCAATGCTGTTGCCGGGTTGTCAATATCTCCAAACCCCCACTCGTTTTTGGTTTTCGACCCGTTGTAATCGGTCATTGAGTAGTCAATTACAATTTTCAGGCAGCCCAGGTCTTTTGCCAGTTTCCACGTTTCGGCTTTTGTTAGGTACATTAACGGGGTATGGATGCGGATGTCTGTGTCCATCGCCAGGGACACGGCCAATTGCTGTGCATCAATGAAGCGGCGGCGGCAGTCGGGGTACCCGGAAAAGTCGGTTTGGCAGGTTCCGGTAATTATATCGGTAATCCCCTGCTCATATCCACTGGCTGCTGCGATTGTCAAAAATAAAGCGTTCCGCCCGGCTGTAAATGAATTTGGCAGGTCTTGGTTAATGTGGTGTTTGTCGTTATGGTCTTTGGTATGGTCGGTCAGTGATGACCCGGACAATAACCCTTTCAGGTTAATTATTGAAAATTGAACGTCAGCCAACCGCGCAATCTCGCCGGCTTGTTGAAGTTCTGCAACGTGCTTTTGCCCATAGTCGAACCCAATTGCTTTTACTATGTCAAACTTTGTTTTTGCCCAATATAGGCAGGTCGTTGAATCCTGTCCGCCCGACAAAAGCACCAAACATTTAGAGATGCCGTTTTGCATATTGCTGGAATTTAACCCACTCTTTGAAATTGTTAATTGCTACGGCTCTGGCGTTTAACCGCGTCCCGGCTGGTTTGTCAATTTGGGCAATTGTCTCGCCATTGAACTTGTAAATTGTTCCGCTTCTGTTCCCATAAAGCCACGTAGTTGAATCTACGGAATCAAATTTGTATTTCTTCAACCCCTCTAAATTTGTGTAGCCAAGTCCGTGAACCTTTGCCCCCGCTTCATGTGCTATATCAATAAGGTTTTTAAAAATTCGATGCTCCTCGCCTTTTATTTCTTTTGTCACAATCCCGCCAATGGCAACATATTTGTAATCTTTTACCATGCCTTTCCAGTAGTCAAGGCCTCGCGACTTATGCCAAACCGGGACGGGTTGAAGTCCGGTCTTTTGTTCGATTATTTTTCGTAGCCGCTCTACCTGTTTTATCCCGACCACTACATCAATGTCCAATTCAAAAAATTTTTGTATTTTATTTTCTACAATGCAATTGCAATACTTGTGTACATACTCATCCCAGTTAACCTTCCCTCCATTTCCGGACATAAAAGTAAAAGCACCAGAATCCAAAAAAAAATCCCAGTGGTTCCCACGGATATACGGCAGCATCCAATCGGAAAGGTAAATGAATGATTCCAAAATTGATATTTTACCGTCTACCTGTTCAATTCCCCGCTTTGCCTCGTTGGAGTACGGTGCGCTTAAAAATAAGTCCATTGCTTTATCTGGTTTATTAAGCCGCCATATATGCGCAACATTGCCGCTCGGGCCTGCCAAAAATATATCCATAACATAAGGCATCGAACAAGTACCTGCCAAAAAAATATTCATAATCCGAGCAGTTTCCAAACTGCTTGTTCGGGTGTTTTTTCAATTTTTAGTAAAGCGGTTTTTACAGTTTCAACTTCCTCTAAGGTGTATTCCAAAACAATTTTGCCAGTTTGCAAATGCTCGCCGCTGGTTGTATCGCTTGAAAAAAAGTCGCTCATCTCCTCATCTGTCAATCCAACGCCCAAACCCCCAAACACAAACTCCGGCACTCCCATGTCCCGCAATTCGTCCATTTCAAACTCCCAACTTGAAAGAACATCAGCGTCCCATTTACCGTCGTGCGTATTGTCCAGGATTGCCCGCTTTCGCATCGTATCTGTCGGCACATCACTTTCAATCATGCACGGTACTTCTTTCCATTTCAGCACTTTTGCCGCCGCGTGTGCGCGTTGAAAACCGGCATAACAAACATATTGCCCATCTGCGAAATTAACCAGGCATGGGCGGTTATCGAAAAAAGTCGGGTCTTCCTTTATTCTTCCTGCAAGGCGCTCCAAATCTTCCCGCGTAATAGTTCGCGGGTTGTCTTCCAAAAATTTAAGTTCGCTGAATTTCAATTTTGCCGCTCTTACTTCGCTCATTTTCAGAAAATCATTTTGGTGGGCCTTGCCCCGTTCTCGCATTTGAAATTCGGGGTTTGGGCAGGCGCGCAATTCATTTTAGCGTATTCCATCAGACGCTTAATCGAACGCGGTTTAATCGCGTCGTACGCCTTCACAAGGTCAGACATGAAAAAGCCGCCGTTTACTGTATCATAGCTCACCTCGTTAAATGCACAGGCAAGCAGCCAATACATTTTGGGCTTCGGTGCCGCTGCCCGCGTCTGTGGGCGGGTCATGAACTGCTGAATCCGCATTTCACTGGCGTTGAACGGGACGAACTTGTCTTTTATGCGCTTACTTGCGCCCCGGCTGAACTCACCTGCAAAGCAGCAATCCAAAATGATAATTACACTGCCAGCGATTTGCTCGACAGCGCGCCGGAAGTCGCTTTCTGGTATGACTTCAATTTTTGAGCCGTTCCAAAAACAGATACCTCCCTGGAATCCGTCATCTTCTGTGAAGTCATCCAAGTAGGTTCCGTGACCTGAAAAGCAAATGTAGGTAGTATCCTTTTCGGTGCAAGCGTCCCGCAGGCTTGCGCAATCGGCGTAGAACCGTTCTGCGCTGTAAGTACCCGTCAGGGTTGCGCCGTAGGCATTGCGCGGCATACGGTTGTATATGTTGGCCGCGTCGATCTCGCAGCCGTTCAGGGCGTATTGCGACCCTGCGTAGTTCAGTCCAATGATTAGCGCTCTTTTCATTCGCTGTCTCGGTCAATTGCGTCGGTTATCATTTGCATACGACTTTTTTCGATAAACTCCGAAATACTTACCCGCTGTAATGGTCGGACTTTTATATCCGGATTGTTGCGGTTCGTCACCATTTCTGCAAGCCTTCCCGATTCATCCGCAACGTAAAACACAACCTTTCCCAGTCGGGTTAAGGTGCCGTCGAAATCTTTGCCGGCGTGTCTGCCTTTCAGAATTTGGATGTTGCAATTCATCTTGCCTCAAATATTCGCTTCATTGGTTGATATTCAAGCGTAAACCCCAAATACCTTTCAAGTCTGCGCTTTGATCGCTCGAAATCAAACATAAGATTATCCAACAGGTCGTCTGCGAGAAAAGACTGGTTGTGCTCCAAAACCTTTTTCAGAAAGGTATCAGAAACCGAAAATGGCCGCTTGGCATTTCTCATAAATTCGATTCTTTCGTCAATCATTGGTACGGCGAATATTTGACTTCATCGGATGCAAATTTACGGATGAATTAATCCTAATTCAAAAAGCGTCTTTATCCCTTTTGGCGTTATCAGGTTGAATCCTTCGCCTACCCGTTGCGCCATTCCAGTTTTCAAAAGAATATCCCGCTCAACCTTGTTGACCAAATCGCCGTCCCAGGTTACCCTAAGCAGTTGCAAAAGTTGCTCAATCCGCCCCTTTTGATTTGTGGCCGCGTCTGTCTTATAAAGGTTTGCGTAGTCTGCCATGCTGCAAATTTACGGTTTATTTCAAATGATTGTACTTTCCAACTTCCTTTGTCCATTCCGGCGGATTTGGGTCTTTTGGCCGTATGCCAACTGGGAAAATGATTTTGCTTATTTCTCCGCCTTTTTCAGGCTTGAAAAGTTCGCGGGTTTCGGCGGTGGTGGTTTCGGGGCTGTTTGCTTGTTTTGGCTTCATTGGAAATGATTTTCATGTGTTTTGTGAGCAAAAATTAAGCCTAACTGTCGACCATCGGAAATGCCCGCTAATCGCGGGGCAAGTCGTCGGGCTTGGAGTTATCAGATACCGGAGAAAAACCAAAGATATGCCAGTTGCCAAGGCTGCGTGATTGTTTGAGTCCCGGCCAAATGGCGGGAAACCGTAGCGTCGTGAACTTTCACGTCTTTTTCAGCCGCCCACCGGATGAAGTCACGGGCTGTTTTCCCTGTGACTTCAAAGTTTTGCTTTAGGTCGGTGTGGTTCATTTTCTTGTGATCCTTTTAAAAAGTTCGTTTATCCCATTACACCAGTCTGCGTTTTCTTCATTATTGTAAATATATCTTACCAGGTCAAAGTTCCCATCTTTCAGATAAGCGCTTCCTTGCTTGCCCGTTTCCGTTGACTTAAAAATAAAGCATCCGTTTTTAGCATCTGAAATTTCAATACCAAGTTTTTTTGCTTTTGCGATTGTTGCTGTCTGTGTCATAATCTTTGCTTTGTTAGCGTCGCTTTATTGCTGCGCTGTTTGATGATACAAAGATAAATCAAGTTTGACCATCTGTCAAGTATTTGTGTAATTATTTTTGACAAATAATCAAAATATTTTTAGGGCAAATCAAAAAGCGTTGATAATCAATCTGATAACCCAGCTTTCCCGCATATGCGGCGTAAACCTGGCACAGCGGGAAAGCCTCAGTTA